CATCTGTATCATCTTCCAGCAGAGCATGTTACTATACATAGTGACGACAAAACTTATGTAGAAAAGTACACATACGATCATTCAATAGATTATTCTCCTAGTGAGATAATCCATATCAAAGAGAACAGTTTTAATTCTATTTATAGAGGAGTTCCAAGACTAAAACCAGCTTTTAGAACTATGCAGTTACTATCAAGCATGAGAAAGTTTCAGGATAACTTCTTTAAAAACGGAGCAGTACCAGGGTTGGTACTAAAATCACCAAACACTCTTTCTGAGAAAATCAAAGAAAGAATGTTACAAGCATGGGTTGCTAGATACAACCCAACTTCAGGTGGTAGACGACCATTATTCTTAGATGGTGGTCTAGAAGTGGAAAACTTAACAGAAATAAACTTCAAAGATTTGGACTTTCAAGAAGCGATAGCAAACAATGAAAAGATAATTCTGGAAGCGTTAGGTATACCACCGATTTTGATGGATAGCGGTAATAATGCAAATATTAGACCTAATCATCGACTTTATTATTTAGAAACCATACTTCCAATCACAAATAAGATTAGGTATGCTTTCGAGAGATACTTCGGTTTCAAACTTGACGAGAATGTATCAGGAATACCTGCACTTCAACCAGAGTTAAGAGACCAAGCAAGTTACTATGCTACTCTTGTAAATACAGGTATTATGACACCGAATGAAGCAAGGGAGGCGTTAAGACTTGAAAGAGTGGAAGGATTTGATACACCAAGAGTTCCTGCGAATATCGCAGGTTCAGCCGCAAATCCCGAAGAAGGTGGCAGACCGCAAGAGAGCCCACCAAGCGAGGAAAATTAAACATGACAAAAGATATGATGATAAAGGCTTTGTCCGATTTCATAGCCAGCAAAGGCGTTGAAACTATGGATTTAGCTACATACAAGAGTTTTGGCAATGATGTACCTGTAAAAGATTACCTTATTAGAAGACAATTTGGTTCCTGGAATAGAGTACTATCAGTAGTTGCTAAAAGACATCCTGTCCCAGCACCTGTAGTAAAAGAAGCACCTAAGAAAGTTGCTCCTAAGAAAAAGGTTGTAAAGGAGAAAGTTGATGTCAAAAAATAATGAGAAGATATATCACTGGACTAGTACTTTTAAATCATTAGGCGAATCTGATGATGGCGGAGTTAATATTAAGGGTTCTGCAAGTACAAATGGACTAGATAGAGCTGGCGATATAATTGAAACAGAAGCATGGACTAAGGGAGGTTTAGAAAACTTCAAACAGAATCCAATTATTCTTTTCAATCATGACTACAATAAACCTATTGGAAGAGCCACAGGTTTAGAAGTCACAGAAAACGGCTTAGACATATCTGCAAAGATATCAAAAGCTGCTGGTGATGTAACACAACTTATTAAAGATGGAGTCCTTGGAGCATTTTCTGTTGGTTTCAGATGCAAGGATTCTGAATATATGACTGAAACCGATGGATATAAAATAAAGGACGCGGAACTATTTGAAGTTTCTGTAGTATCAGTACCTTGCAACCAAGGGGCAACCTTTGGAATGGCAAAGTCATTTGATAGTATGGATGCATACAGAAAGTACCAGAAAGAAATTTTACAGGCTAACTCGATTGAATCAGCAGACGCTGTTAAGATTGAGCAGCCAAGCGAGGAGAAAAAAGCTCCTCAAACAATGGAGACTGATATGTCAGAAGAAAAGAAATCTCCTGAAGTCGCTTTTGACCTTGAGTCATTTGCAAAAGAAGTTGCAGAAAAAACAGCTGCTTCTATTGCTATGAAACAAGCTGAGCAAAAAGCCAAAGAAACTGCCGAGCTTGAAGAAAAACAAGCTGCTGAGGTAGAGGAAAAGGCTGCTCAAGAAGCTAAACAGGATGAACAAAAGACTATTATCGAGGCCGGATTATCAGGTGCTGAAAAGCTAATGAACGACCTTGAGAGAAGAGTCAATGAAAAGAATGAAGACTTAAAAACAGTCGTTGACCAATTAGAAAAGCAATTAGCTGAAAAGTCAGAAGAAATCATGAGTATTCGTGAATCTAAAAGACATTTCGCTGATAGGCAAGGTCAAGGAGACTGGAAGAAAGCCTTTGAAAACGATATCATTGATGCAAAATTTGCTGGTTTAGCTACTGGTAAAGGATGGGACAATGACTACTCAAAATCTTTAATGGAAAAAGTAAACCAACATTCAGGTGTACAAGTATCTAGTGCAGACTTTGAGCAAATCGTTTCAACAAACATCGAAAGAGATATTCAGAACGAATTGGTATTAGCACCTCTATTTAGAGAAATCCCAATGACTTCTGCTAACATGATTATCCCTATCTTACCAGATAGCGGTTACGCTGAGTTTGCTTCAGCTCAGACTGCTGCTGGTTCATCACCACACGGTAACTTAGCCGAAAGAGGTGATACATATGGTTCACCATATGGTGGGGTTGATTTAACAGAAAGAACTCTTTCAACCAAAAAACTAATCTCACAATCATACTTAGGTAATGAGACTGAAGAAGATGCAATCATGCCAATACTTCCTTTAATTAGAGAGTCAATGGTAAGATCTCATGCTAGAGCAATTGAAAATGCTGTCCTAGCTGGTGATGATGCTGACGGTGCTTTCGGTACTGGAGGTTCTTCATTCGAAGGTCTTCTTCACTTAGCAAGAAATGACAGTGACTATACACAACCAAGTGGTACTTTTGCCGCTGGTGACAGTGTAACAGCTGCTGACCTTCTTGCTCTAAGAAAGAATATGGGTAAATATGGTGTTAACCCAGCAGACGTAGTTTATATCGTATCACAAGATGTGTACTATAACCTACTAGAAGATGCTGAGTTCCAAGACGCTAACCTAGTTGGCGACATGGCTACCAAGCTAAGTGGTGAAATCGGACAAGTATTCGGATCAAGAGTACTATTATGTGACGAGTTCGCTTCTAAAGCTGCTGCTAAGTTTAACGCTATTGCAGTATACCCAAGAAACTATGTAATGCCAAGATTAAGAGGTGTTACAATTGAGTCAGACTACGAAGTAGCTAACCAAAGAAGAGTCCTTGTGGCTTCACAAAGACTTGGTTTCATCGATCTTATTGATGGCGCAACTTCAAAATGGGCACAAATGTATAAAGCTTCTGCTTAATACTACGATGGTTTTGGTGGGTTTCCTTAAACCCACCACTTTTAAGATATGGCAGATTTAATAACAGTAGCAGAATATAAAGACGCAGAGGGACTCAGAGGAGAGAAGGACGACGATCGTCTTGCAGTAATTGTTCCACAAGTGTCCGACTTAGCTAAAAAGTATTGCGGCATATCTTTTATAGATTTTTATAGTACAAGTAAGACTGAAACTTTCAGCATTAATGATAACTCGACAACCACCTTAATTATGAGTGAAAGTCCGTTAGTTGCGGTTAGTGCAGTACAAGAGCGAACATCTTACTCGGAAGACTATAAAACTTTAACTACAGGTAATTATGAATACTATGTAGAAACTGAATCAGATGCAGTTATAAGAACAACAAAAGAAGGAAATCCCACACCTTTTGCTAGAGGTATGGGTGCGGTAAAAATTACATACACCGCTGGATATGCTTCTACACCAAAAGACTTACAACTAGCTTTATTTGATTTAGTAAATTACTACATGAAAGACGAACATAAAGAAAGAAGAACTTTGGGCGGTGCACAGTTACAGAATCAAGGAACTTCTGGAATTAGAGATAACTCTGATTTTCCAGACCATATAAAGAGAGTACTTGACTTGTATAGAGTTATCATATGATAGATGCAGTAGAATCCTTCTTTGCAAGAATGATGGAGGAATCTAACATTAAAGATGCAAGAGGCCGTTCCGATGCTACTTACGAACATAGATTCTTAATAAAACAAAAGAATCTAGTAAATATGATGGTTGACCGAGTAATACAAGCAAGAGAAGAAGCAGGACTTCCTCCAGCTAGTAAAACTACAATTGGTAATATAGTAAAAACAAGAGTCTGGCATCAAGTATACTCAGAAGCAAATGTTAGAAGAGCATTTAGGAAGTATTTTGGGTCTACTGGTAAAAGCGGGGGCATATTTGTTTCAAAAGGTAGAGGTGGAAGTATACAGATAACCTTTCATAGAGGTAAGTATGCTGAAACATATACTAAAGCTACTGGGGAACGAACAAATATACCTAAAACTAATATGGCAATGAAAGACCTTTGGTTTGATGCTATATCAGCAATCAAAGATGAAATGGGTAAAAGCCGAGGCTTAGGATTTACTACTCAAGGTGGGCGATTTCAACATATTCCAGAATCGTTTACATCTCCAGGCCATCCAGGAGCAAGACTTCACGGGGATACTGCGATGAAAGGAGGCTTTCAAACTACTATCGCTAAACAAGTACTTGCAGAAGGCGGTGGTGAAGGAGTAGGATATGATGATGCTGTAAGTAACTTTGCAAGAAACTTCAATGAAGAATACCCTGGCGAAGACTGGTTAATGGATCAAGCTATAACAAAGGTTTTTAATCCTATAAAGAAGAAGTACTATGTAAAAGATATACAAGACTTTACATCTGCTACAAATACTAGGAGCATTTCAGTTTATGTAGAGTATGGAGACCAAGCTCTAAATAGTGAAATGAATTGGGCGGATGCAGACGGTATTAAGCGTGCAGCAAGAGATGAAGTCAACGCTTTTTTACAATTTTTAAATATTAATAGAGATGAAGTAGCAG